CGAAAACCCCGGAGGGTATCCCCTTAAGGGGCTTGCAGAACATTTCGCGCTGCAACGTCCTTCTGGGCTGGTGTACTATCAGTACTGCTTGTCTAGCGCTGTTGGTCACTTAAGTGACCCCCAGTGTGCCAAGAGCACTTAAAGCGGCAAGTATCACCAGACACAGTAGTCCGTTTTAGCGGATATTGCTGTGAAGCATCTTCCTACCTACAAGTAGGTCGATGCTGGTTCGGAGATAGCCCACTTCAGTGGTCAATCCCAAACCTTCACAGAAACCTTCAAGCATCTGCCTGGAAAGTTCTCTGTGGCAGTGATCTGTGGCTTCACTCAGATCACTGGTTAACAGCGAGAAGTCTCTATAGAGATTTTCAACTGTTACTGGGTCCTTACCTGCTGATTGCAGGTCAAGTACCCATTCCCATGCTGGCTCGGCACGGCTTAAGCCGGCTCGAGCCGAAGGGATCTCTTCCAATAGGGAAACAAGAATGTGCCCTAGAGGTTGTAGTAGAATTGTTACCCACCATTCATTGGCGGTCACAATTCTCGCCTTACCGCCAGGCTCCGAGCTAACGCTCGCCCTGACGTGAGGATATCCAATGACGTTATATTTATCGTCTAGGATATTTCTCTTCTGTCCTGCTTCAGCAGCACATTGGAGAATTTGGAAGCCTAGGTTACTATCGTAACCGGCTCTCCTTAGTCCGAGTAGTCCCCCTTCTAGGGGATCACCAAAGGACTTATCATCCAAGTTTTCTTTTCTTGGATGACATAGAACCTGGCGCCAATTGGTGCCAGCTTCTATTGGGTGGCCTAGCACATGAGTGCGGGCCGCTCCTACGGATTCTGCCCATGAGGAGAATTCGTACTGGACTTCGACGGCTCTGCCGCCGTCCGTCCGGCTGTACGCAAACGAACTTGAGTTCGTTAGCGATACATGCTCCGGATTTTCCAGATCCTGATGGACCTGGGTCCGGTGAACCCGTCGTCCTATCCTTTTGGATAAGGCTCTGACGGTTTTCAACCTATCCCCGGATATTTCCGCGGCAGGTTGAGCCAAGAGGGCTCGGTGGCTCTTAAGAGCACCAGCAACCATCTCCCCCGTTGGGGGAGGTAGACCTCTTGAAGAAGTAAAGTGGGCGACTCTAGTCGCTTCCCCCTTTGACTTCAAGCCTCTGTCAATGACTCTTACGAGCCATTCACAGTTGCATCCTGTCCATTCACCTTCAGGCGTGAATCCAGGAAAATGCGGTACTCCTTTGGAGACCGTATTAGCCTTAATTGCCCTCGTTTTAACGAATTGCAAGAAGGCTTTGTAATCCTTCAGGAGTCTTTCGTATCCTGAGGTTACCATTACACTAATGACCCATCTAAAGATGGTCTTAATGTAATCACCTCCGTCCTGGACAAAAGCCTCAGGACTGGAGAGTAAAAGGGTGTCCTCAATTGAGAGCCATACCCTTTCTATCTTTTCCAGTTCCCTTACGGGAAACCGTGAAAGCCGGTGGCTAATGTCTTTAGACAAAAGCCCATGGGAAAGATAAGTCCCTGCGAACGCCTTCTTGGCGTCCCTAGGGACTTCGTCCAAGTACCTCAATCGCCTTCGGGCTTGTTTTGATTGAGGCGCAAATGCTCCGATCTTTTGATCGAGCATGGACGCCAGCTTGTTTTCTCGCGAGAACACTCCCGAGAACCAGCTGTCAGGGTCCGGATATGGTTTAAACCATTCCGGCTCCTGCCTGTTCTGCAACGCTCCAGCGTCCACGATGGTGC